AAGTATTTTATTTCGTCCTTGTTCGTTACTTTTACCTCGTGGTTCCATTCCGTCTCTTTGATCAAGGAGTTGAAAGTTTTGTTTAGTTCCCCGAATTGAATCAATTCCTTGAGAGGAAGAAATCGAAGGATTTCGATGAGACAATCGGAAGGAATACTATTCATTTCGTTTAGATTCATTGATCGATGAATTCATTGTAAGATATTTCTTTTTCTGAGGTCCATTCCATCGTCTTGATGGAAGAGTTGAACGATTTGTTTAGTCTTCCTACTCCAATCAATTCCTCGAGGGGAATTGACCGAAGAATTTCTATGAGACAATCTCCAGGAAGGGCATCCGTCTTTTCAATTTCCTCGGTCGGGGAGTTTAGTCTATTAATTTCATTCTCTTTCAGAGTTCCGTTTTGATTTCTTTACAATGGGACAAGTTCAAACTAGCGGAATGAGTGAAACGCTTCAACCCCTCGTCTTGGATATCGTAGAGATTTGCGATGTGTTTGTTGTAGATTTTCGTTGTCTATCGTTACTTCGGGTTTCCATTCCTTCATCGTGTCGCTTCGCTTGTCCTTGATCAACAAATAGAGAATTTCTGTGAGACAGTCTACGGGAAGAGTATCCATTTTTCTTATAAAATTCGTTGGTCAGACCGATTCGATTCGACAGGGAATACATTCACCTTCACAAGAAAACAGTCCCTTTGGAAATGAACTTTCTACTAGAATCGTACAAGAACGTTGGCCTCGTTTGCTTCGGTTACAACTTTCGCCGAGAACGCCTAAGAACACGACAAGACTTCCTTGCAACAGTATTTCCCGCAGCTTTGCATGCGATGCTTTGGCCAGTTTTCGTGTGCGCCCACCTCACAAAGAAAGTGAGGTGCTAATTTCTAGTCGATCGGCTAGACAAGAACAATCCCTTCCACGAGTCCTGTCGATCGGATGGACCAATTGTTTTGTCAATCGACCTGAACGGATCGAGTAAGATAATCCTTCCCCCCTCCCACCCTCCGATTATTTGTGTTCTGTCAATCGACTTGACCAAGACGAGAACTGGTTGAATTCCTTCGATCAAAGAACAGTCCTCTTTCTCGAATCTCTTCCGAATCTAGTCGATCGACTAGAACCAAGCGGGAACAATTTCCTCCGACCCCTTCTTCTTCATTCTTCGATTCGTTCACCAATCTAGTCGATCGACTAGCCTACACGAAAATTCCGTACTCTCGGATGAAGTCTTCGAGGGAAACTATCCTTCCGGTCGAGTTCATTTTCTCTCGTTTTCCGGACACTTTCGAGGGGTTCTTGGCGACCAAGATGGTGGTTCGTTTGCTGACGGCCTTGCGGTGTTCGCCCCCGCGTTTCACGATATTCCGGACGAGTTTATCGTCGGTAAAACCCGTGAAAACGACGACTTCCCCTTTTAGGTTCTTTTCTTCTTCACTCGAGTTACTACGTTTGTCATCGAACGGTTCGGTGAGGACGATTTGGGGGTGTTCTTCAAGCCACTCTACGAACAAGGGAAGTTTGTCTTCGAACGTCTTGGCCATCTTGGAAAAACCCCCGAGGTCCAACAACAACTTCTCGACGGTTCCCTCCGCGTCGTCGACGTAGTCGAGGATGTCGGGATAAGCGGACACGATCTTTCCAAGTTTTAGTTCGCCGAAGCCAATCCCGAAGACATTGGACGCAACCATGACGTTGACTAGGTCGGCGTTTTGTATTCTCAAGTTGATGTTCTCTCGGATGGTCGTTGCCGTTTTCCGTCCAACTCGGGGGCAGGACGCCATGTCTTCGACGGAAGCGTCTAGGAGTTTTTCGATGGTGTCTATTCCTTGTTCGTAGAAGAGTTTCATACGTCCCGACGAGAGGCCGTCGATCTTCATGTTCTTCGCGAAGTGTACCATCTTGGCGATTCGGACTTCGTCGGTTTCGTCTACGCTGAGAAAGTGGGTTTTCGTCGCGTCCCATTCGTAGTCACCCTCGGGGAGTTGCAAGTCGTCGGAGGGAGTTAAACACTTGACGACTTGCGGGATGATGTTTCCCGCCCGAGTTACGAGAACTTCGGAACCAGGACCAATCTTGTTGTCAAGGATGAATTTGGCGTTGTGTCCCTTCGCACTTGAACAGTTCGCCCCGGACATCATGACGGGTTCAAACTGAATTAAGGGAATGAGTTGGTTCTTCGGGGTCACGTTCCACTCGACGGAAATGACTTTCGTGACGAAGCACTTGTCGACTTTGAACGCGACCAAGTGTTTTGGGTTTTCGTCTGGGGGATACTGGTAGGCGTCGTTGGCGGGCGAAATGACGAGTCCGTCAACTTCATACTCTGACGTTTCTTCCAATTCCTTTAGTAATTGTTCTAACTCTTCAACTTCGAGATGGTCGACGACGACGTACCAGGGCGTCTCGAACCCCATCTCTTTTAGCCTTTCGTAGTGATCCAAAGTGGAAAGGGTTTCCGATTGAACTTGGAACGTGATGAATTTGAAGTGTTGCACGATGGAAAGGTCGTAGTCGCCCTCGCGTTTCAGGATTCCCGACCCAGCACTCCTCACGGAAGTAAGCTTGTTCTTGTCGTTCGTTTCCTCCTTTCGCCTTTTGGCGTACTCTTCAAACTCCTTCTTTGGCAGGATGAGTTCACCGCGAACGACGACGTCTTCTTCTGGAACGGGCAAGTCCAAAAACCCAAGTACTTCGCTCATGTTCTCACCGACGAGTCCGTCACCCTTGGAATACAAAAACTTATCATCATTGTTTATTACGTATTGGCCAGCGTTTCCGTCAAGCTTGCTCGACACAACCCACGGTCCGGGGTACTTCTTTGCGAACGCGTCGAGTTTCTTTTGGGCGTCGTCCCCCTTGAACTTGGCGTCGACGGAACCCATGTAGTAGGGAAGGTTGACTTTCTTGCCTTTGGGTTCAGCGCCGTTCTTCGAGTATTTCTTTCCCGTCTCCTTCTCGTAGTAACGGACCAAGGCGTCGTACTCGGCGTCCTCGATTTCCGGTTCCCCGTTGAAGTAACTTTCACGGTAGTTGTCAAGTTTGCGTTCAATATGATTCATTTTGAAGTAGAACTACTTCGGTGTGGTTAGATTCTAAATTTTCGTCGGATCCAATCTTGTGGACGGGCTCCCTTGTCTACGAGGTACTCGACGATATCCCGGTGGTTTTCGTAGGCGGCTTCTTGGAGGGCACCGTTAAAATCGGTCGCACCGTACTCGACGGCCATTCTTACCAACCTCAAATTTCCCTTCCTTGCGAAGTCCCTAAGGCAGGCGTTCGGGTTTCTCTTACAACTTCTCGAGTGGGTAGCCTTGTCATAGTCGTGAACGAAGTCGTAAAAATTGTACTCCCCTTCCCTTGGGTTCAACTTTTTCCTTTGTGCGAGACGTCGGGCGTTCACGTCGAGGAAGGCCAGGCCGACGGTACCCAACGCGCCCATCCAACGACTTCTCTGATAGATTTCGAGGAGTTGGTCAACGTCTTGTCTTTCGACGGCTTCCTTGAGGGAATCGAAGTACTCTTCGTGGCTGATCGACGGTTCCATTTACTTAGATTTTTCGAACGAAAAATTAGAATCCTTTGTCTCTCTCCGAATACAAGTACTCCGACAGGTGGACGATACGGTAACGGTTCCCAATCTTCGCCAAGAAACACGCGTTTGCCGTTCGGTTTCTTAGGACGCCCGCCTGAAGAAAACTAATGCAGTTGATGTATTCGTAACTGTTTCTGATTTCCTTCGCGGACTCTCCGGAAGGGTAGTCGGGACGGGAATCGTACACCACTCGTCCGTTACTTTCGTAGATGATGTAACGGTAACTTCCGCAAAGGTACTTTTCGAAGAAGCACGGACTGTTTCGAAACCAAACCTCCGTTGGAAACGATTCGTACGTGTCGACAAGTCGATTGAGGTCAACGTCCGGCGTCGTCGGTAACGGACTGAAGATGTACGTTCGGGAGAGAACCCAATACAACACGATCAAGACGATGAACACAACGACCGCCCAAAACAAGTAGTCCATTTTACTGATTTAATAAATGGAATGTACGAATCTGGTGCCCTCCCTTACGATTTCGGCGATCGCGCTTGCCCTGGTCGCGTACACGATTGTTCAAGTCATTTTGGATATGAAGATCTACTCGAAGGGAAGTGGGTTCACGTCGCCCGACTGGTTCTTTGGGGGGACGTTCTTTTCGTTCCTTTTGATGGGACTGTACGTTGGGTGCGTTAACGAACGAAAATACATTTTGTTTTCGTCGTTGTTCTACGTTTTTTACTGGCTTTTCGTCTTGAACTTGACGATACGGGCCGAATACTACGTGAACAGGGCGTACCCGTCGATTGTAACTGGTGCGTTCTGGCTCTTCCTTTCGGTGGGGATTGTGTTGATCCTTCTCAGCGTTTCACCTTGCCCGCAGTACTTGGGGATCATCCTCGCTTGGTTGTTGTACGTGATGTGGAATTGGTGCTACCATTAAGCCTGTGCGATCGCGCAAGTTACAAAATTGTGTACCTTGGTCGGGGTACGTTGTTCCCGTTCGTGACGAGAGAGTTATAAGTTGAAATTGGAATCATGACGTGGCCTTCGTGGTGGCTGACAACGGGAGTGGGGTACGAAGGTTGGTACGAAGGTTGGTAGGGTGGATAAACGGGTCGTGGGACCGGTCTAGCGTATTGAGAGGGATACGGGGAAGGCATTGGATAAACGGGACGGGCTTCGTGAGGGTAATACTGCGAATACATTTACTTCGTAAATAATAAAAATGACGGAACGGCGAGTTTTCTGCGACGCGACGAACGACTTGGTCTTACTTTACGAACAAAAGGAAGTTATCTTCCTGGCCTTGACCCTTCTCGCGAGGAGTTGCCAGGGTAAGAAATTTACGGCGTCCGAGATTTTACTTTATTCGAACCGTTGTCTTGACGTCGCCAAGTCTCTTTCCGACCAGAAAGTTTGGATTCGTAAGCAAACGAAGGAAGTCGTCGAACTCTTGGGGGGAATTTTACGCCCGGTCACCGTCTGGGACCATTTGAAACAAGTCGTCTCGACGAAACCCCTCCGAATCCTCGTTTCGGAATTGGCCTTATTTCTCTTGACGTTCTCGCCGAAGTACCACACTATTGACCCCAAGAAATTCGAATCAATGGTTACTTCCGTCGCAAGGAAAGTTCTCTTCAAGGAAGAATTAACGGAAGACGAGGTGAACCTCGTGAGGGACGTGAACGACTCGCGTCAATACGCTTCGGGTCAGGCCAAGGAGAAGTTCGCGTTCCTTTTGAAAACTGTTCCCCGTCACGAAGGCGTTGGGATTTCCCCGGAAGACTTCTTCTTCCCACCTTCAACCCAAGTCCACGAATTAGGGGAAAAAGTCAAGACTTTGGGGAGGGGAGCGTCCGGGAAAGTCGTCCTCGTGAAAATCGGCACGAAAACCCTCGCCCAAAAACGACAGGCCGTTACCCAAGAGTCCCTCCAAGAGATTTCCATCCTTTCAAGTTACTCACACGAGAACGTAATTTCCCTCGATTCTTTCTCGTTGATTCTTGGGTTGGAACTCAACCTCGAAGTTGGTGTCGCGTTGTCGGACCTCGTCGACACCCACAGGGACAAGGAAGTGTGGTCGAGGGTCTACTTGGAAGGCGCCTTCCCCCCACAAGTCTTCTCGAAGGAGCAAAAGAGAAAGTACCAACAAGACGTGTGTCGGGGAATGCGGTACTTGCACGAACAAAAAGTCCTGTACCGCGACCCAAAGTTTGCAAACGTAATTATTATTAACGGTACCGCTAAACTTTCCGACTTCGGTCTTTCCCTCGAACAGGCCGATTCCGTCGAACACAAGATTGTCGACGTTTACACGTTCTCGTACCGTCCCCCAGAGATCCTCTACTACGAGAGAAACAACTATTCGTTTCCAGCCGACGTTTGGGCGACGGGAGCCGTCCTTCTCGAAATCGAAACGGAAGTCCTCGCTTTCCCCCACGACCACGAAGACAACCCAAAGAACAGTGTTTTGGAATCCATCTTCTCAATCTTGGACACGAACTTTTCGTTCCTCGACGAGGACGTCCGACCGTTGATTTCCTCGATGTTGGTTTGGGAACCCTCACGAAGGAAGACGTTCCAAGAAATTTAGTCAAGGCGATCGCCTTGGTTATCCGAGAAGGGTTTCGTACTCGACGACGCGATCGGCGAGCCCCGAGTTGCTGTTCTGCGACGCCATTAGGACGAGTTTGGAGGGAACGCCCAAGCAGGGATCTCGTACGAGTTCGATCAAGTTTCTCCCGTCGATGTCGCCCAGGAATGAATTAACTTCGTCGAGGATTAGGATTCCGCTTTCACAGTACCTCGTCAAGGCGAGGGAAAGGATGGCGTTGATTCGTGCCTTCTCACCGCCGGACAGGCCGCGGTCAATGTTGTGGACGATTCCCCCTTTGTAGTTGATGACGAGGTTGATTTCCTGCTTCTTGGCTCCGCTTTTTAGTTCGCGTTCCGTCGACAACCTTATCTCCATGGGTTCCGTGAAGAGTCTTTTGGCCGCAACGGAAAGGTAGACGTTCGCCGAGTTTATGATTTCTTTCAACGACTTGACGGTTGCCTTTTGGACGACGGCGAGAAGGCGTTGGAACTTGAGCTCCCGTTCCTTCAGCCTTTCGCACTCGTCCGAGTCCCGTTCGAGGGCTTCGAACCGTCCGACGAGAACCAACGCCCGTTTCGACTTGATCAACTCCTTTTCAAGTTTTGTCTTCTCTAGTTTGACGGAGTCCATTTCCTTCTCAATGTCGAGGGAAAAACGAGTGCGTTCGACGACTTCCAAGTCCTTCTTGTACGACGCGATTTGGGACTCGACGGAAAGGCTTTGTCGAAGTTTACGTTCGTACTCCACGATCTTTTCGTCGGGGACGGGTTCCGCCTGGGGGAACTCACTCAAGGACTTGTCCAGTTCTTCAAGCTCCGTTTTCAACACGGAAATCCTCTCCGACATTTTCGCGACGGCAAGCATCTTCTTCAGGGTCTCCGACGAAACTTCGGGGACGGGGACGACGACAATTCCGGGGAGTCGTTTTAGGACGAGTTTCAATCGGGCGAGTTCTTGTGGGGGGAGGGGTTTCGTCTGGACGGTCTTGGGAAGGGTGGGAAGGGCGCCGATTTCGGCGGTAAACTTTTCGAGGAGTCGTTTCGTTTCTTCGATTTTGTGCCAAGTCTCTACTGTGGAAGAATTGCGATCAATCAACTCTCTGATTGAGTCGGACTTCTTCTTTGCGAGGGAAGCGTTCTCCCCGAGGTCCACTTGTTCGCGTTCTCGGGTTTCTTTGAGTTTTCCTTCTAGTTCCTTCTTGTTGTTGGCGATGGCCACCCTCAACTTTTCCTTCGAGTCTTCCCTCACTTGGGTCTGTTGGGAGGAAAAGTTGTTGACCAACGATTTCAGTTCTTCCTTCTTAGCGGTTAACTTCTTCTTCGCTGACACGTACTTGGCGACGTGGAACGGCTCGTCCGCGGACTTTTCGAGTTTTCCTTCGACGTAACGCAAACTCTTGTTGCAGTGCGGACACGGGTGGATCGCTTTGGCGGCTTCGAGGCAGGACAAATTCTTTTCGGCTTCGGCGAGTTCGCGTTCAAGTGATACTTTCTTCTCTTCGAACTCTTTGGAAAGTAACTTGAGTACTTCTTCGAGGCGCCGTTCGTTTTGGTCGCGAAGTTGTACTTCCAAGTCGGAGTACTTCCGTTGGTCTTCTTGTCGTTCCCGAACGAAGGAAGAGGCGATTTCCTTTTCCCTTTCCTTCGTTTTTATTTCGACTTCTTGGAGGGACAAGACGAGTTCCTCGAGTTTTGCCTGGGCAACTTCGAGGGAACAAAACGGCTCCTTTGGGATGGAGTTCAAGAGGGAGTTCCTTTCGTCGAGTTTTCTCCTTGCCAGTTCGTAGAGTTTGGCGTTCTCCTGTCCGTCTACAATGGTTGAAATCCGTTTGATCTCGTTTTGAATGGCGAGGGTGTCGTACTCGACTTCGAGTTCCTTCGCCAAGGCCCGTCCCTTTCGGATTTCTTGTTCGAGGAGGGAGACTTCTTGGATTTCTTCCTTCGACGTCGGTCTAGAATAGTTCAAGGCTTGGTCTTTGACGAACTCCACGGCTTCTTGGAGTTCCGTAGAAAGAGAATCCTTCTTTTGTGTCAATTTGTCGACTTCGCGGAAAATCCGGTTCTTCTCCTTGAGGAGGGCGAGTCCATCTTCCGTGTGGCCGAACGTTCGTTGTTTTTCGAGGCGAAGGAGGGAGTTCGTAAGTAATTCAACCTTTGATTCGCTTTCCTTGGCTTGGATGAGTTCCTTCGTGAGGGCCGACTGGCTCGCCGTCAACGACACGATTTTGGATTTGTGGTGGTTGGTTTGTTCCTTCGTCAGGACTTGGTCGAACGCAACGTTGTATTTTTTGCAGAGTTGCTCGTAATCGACCAAGTTGCGTTCGTAGTCGGCCTTCTTCCGTTCAAATTCTTCACGGGTTGACTTGATCGTGTCTTGGATTTTCTTGACGTAGGGTTCAGCGTCTTGTCCCCTCAGACTCATTCTCAAAAGGGCGTGGTACCGTTCCTTTGCGGGCAAGCTCAAGATGTAATGGATTTTGCTTTGGACGACGTAGGACGTGGCCATCCAACCTTCCTTGTCGGACCCAAAAACTTCCGTAAGTTTTTGTTGCGCCAACTGGTCTTCGTAGGTCTTGCCCGAAACGGTCACGACGAATTTTTTGGGGTTACGTTGACGGTAAACTTTCAGGGAGGAGGTCTCGTACGAGACGTAAACTCTCTTCCCTTCGTTTCCTCGTTTTTCAACGTCCCGGGTAGTCCCGTAGAAACACCAAAAAATGGCTTCGAAGATGGAGGACTTGCCACAACCGGACGGACCCGTAACGTGGACGATTCCCTTGTCTTCGTGCTCAAACTCGAGGTGATCAACGTCCTGAAAACCTTCAATAATAAGTTTCATTTACGCGTTTTACAAAACACCGATCGATGTTTTTAGAAGGCGACGACGTCCGCCAAGAGGGGGTTGTATTCGCCGTAATCCCCTTCATCTTGTTCGATGTCGAGGCCTTCGCCGATGAGACCTGCGACGTCGAGGAAAATGTCGGCCATGTCTTCCTCCCCAAACCCCTCGTCGAAATCCTCAAGTTGGAACCCTTCGAGTTCGAGGGGAACTTCTTCTTGCCTTTGTCTGACTTGTTTTGATTGGGAAGCGAGGACGGGAGGGTACATGGCCGACGTGTACTTCCGAATTTCCGTCCTTTTCATTTCTTCCAATCCCAGACTTTTTGGAATGACGTAGGATCCCCGTTCGAGTCCGATGTCTTCTGGCTTGACGACGGGTAACCGGACTTCCAAGGACGGAAGGTTAAGGTCGTCGAGGGTGACGGAAACTTCGAGACTAACCTTTCCTTTCAGGATGAACTGGCTTCGTCGGTGCTGTTTTTGGACGAAGAAGCGGGGCAGGAACAAAGTGACGAGTTCGGCGACCCGTTCCCGCCTCGACTCCGTTATCGACAAGAAGAGGATTTCGGAGGGTCGTTGGAGGCTGTTGTAAGGGATCTCTTCCGTGTTCAAAAAGCAAGCCACGGTACTTCCCTTTCGGTAGTAGATTCCACTCGGTGCTTTCGACGCCAAGAAGAACGTGTCGTTCTTCAAGCAAGAAATGACGGCTTCGATAATGTCGGGTATTTCCATGTGGACGGAAAAGTTTTGCGTCGACCGTTGGAACATGATGGAACACAAATTCTTCCACGACCTGAGAACCTCCAAGACGGGTTTCGAATTTAACCCCTTCTCCTTACACCAACCAACTATCTTCTTCATATTGAAGTCCAACGAAAGTGTGTCCTCGACTTCCAAGAACAGTCCGTAGAAAACGTACAAAACGGTCGTTAGGGTGTCGTCCGCCATGAACTCGGGGAGGGTTTCTTCGTAGTACCTGGACTTCGCGTTCCTTCCGGACTCCGTTCGGGGGTAGGGAAACAGGGTCGCGAGTTCGGCGTCCATGAGGGAAGCGACGAGGCAACCGGAAAGGGCGGGGTAGTCGAGTTCAAACCACTTCTTCAAGAACAACGTGGCCAACAACCCAAGGGGAAGGGAACCCCAAAACTCACCCGACTCAAGGATGGAAAACCGTTCCCGGAAGAACCCCGCTCCAGCGAAGGCAAGGGCCGTTTTCGTTTCGTCGGGTCCCTCTGGAAGCAACCCCCGGGAGAACCGTTCGAACGCCTTCAAGTCGGCACCGGCAACGGGTTCCGTCCCCGACCCTTGGAGTCCATCGAGGGAAATAATCTTACTTTCCAACAAGTTGAAAATCGTCGCTGAAATTGCGGCTTGTCCGGCCTCCCTCAAAAACTTTCTTGGATTCAGGGAGTTTTTGATCAATGTCAACGCCGTCTTCTCGAGGGAGACGAGTTCGATGTCGGGGGTTCGATGGGGACGTTCCTTAATTAATTTAAAATATTCTTCTCGGGTTACCATGGGGAAGTACTCTTGGACGGGAACGTCTCTTCCCGCCCGTCCACGTCGTTGGAGGGAACTGTTCTCGGAGATGTACGAGATGACCAAGTTCGACTTCGACCCAATGATACCCCTCGACGGACGTTTTTCGAGGAGGGAGTCGACGACGTACCCAACGGCGGGAACGGTAATACTAGACTCGGCAACGTTCGTGGCGATGACGATTTTCCGGACGCCGTTCGGGGCGGGTCGAAACACTTCGTTCATTTCTTGCCTCTTCATGCTTCCGTAGGCGCGTACGACTTTGACTCGTTTCAAGTCTTTGACTTTCTCGAAGAGGCGGTCGAGGTCGGAGATTCCCGGAACGAACGCAAGAATCGTGTACAAGTCGTGTCTTGGATTGTGGACGGTGGCGATCGCCTCGGCCATCTGCGGGATCAACGTACCCCTCGACAGACTTTCTTCGAGAAACGTGTCGGACCGACGGATGGCGTACTTGCTGCCGTAGTCGACGGAAAGGTAGACGGTCCTCAACGTGTCCTCGAAGATCGAAATCTTCACGGGAGTTGCACTCAACAACCCAAGTTTCGGGTAACGCATCCGTTTGTTCTGGTAGGTCGTCTGGAGGAAGTCGTGGAAACTAAAGACGAGACTGTTCTCCATGTTTCCCGTATGGACTTCGTCGACGACGACAAAATCCCACGTAAACGACGAAAGTTTTCCTGACCTCCCAAGGGCCGACACGTACTCCGAGACCAAAGACGACGGCGTCGTGTACACGATGGAAGCGTCTTTCCTCGCGGGTTTTCCGTAGTGACGGGAATCGACGACGACGTCCTTCCCAGCGAGTTCTTGAACCCGTTTCGCCAACGACAACGCACTCATGCGGGTTGGGACGCAGACGACAACTCGGGGAGTTCGGTCCTTAATCGTCTTTGAGAGTTGTTTGTATATTTCGATGGGAACCAACGTACTCTTTCCCGTGGCCATTGGAGAACTCACCAACGTAACGTCCTCTCGGAGCATCGTTTCAACCGCAGAAGTGATTTGAGAAGCAGATAACATTTTGTCTTCCCTAACCTTGATGGGTGGAGTGTTTATAAAAACGGATCTTTCGTGAAATGTTTACGACGAAATGACTGAGGTTCGAGACAGAAACACGTGCCACGCCTACGTTGGGTCCATCACTCTTCCCTTCCTCCAAGAGAAGTTTGAATCCCTGACGAAACTTGCCGTAGAGAAACTTGGTGGGGGTTCGCAGGAATTTGTCATCAACTTGCCCGTCAACGCTGAGGGACAGAAACTTAAACACTGTTACATTTGGTGGGATGACGCCGAAGTTGTCGATTACTTGGTTGAGAACCACCCCACCGTCCGCGTTTCGTTCCAAGGGAAAAACCTCGAAGTCCCCCTTGGCCGGTGCGACGCGTACGTTCCCAACAACCAAAGTTTGAAACTAAACTCCTTGATTACCGTCCGTCCGGTCCCAGCGTGGGTTACCGAGGACGACCTCAGGAAAGTCTTCGAAAGGCACAACGTCTCGGGTTACTTTTCCGTGAAGATCTTTGGGAAGGGACAAAGGCGTGCGAAAGTGATCTACGACCGGGGATCCTACGACGCCACCTTCGCGTTGGTCATGCGTAAAGTCGTCACGATTTCAAACGGAACGAAGACGGAGACCCTCTTCTTCAACTACGAAAGGGAACAAAAGTAAGCAACTTCGATCGAAGTTGAATTAGTACAAGTCCGTTAGGACGTCTTCTTCGTACTCGTCACCTTCCGCACTGTAACTTTCCTCTTCTTCCTCTTGGTCGTCGTAACTCTTCGGGGATTCCCCGTACTCTCGTTCCCAGACGGATAAGAAGTTGTTATAATTTGGATTGGGAGGGAAGTCTTCGGTCATCTCTTGAAGTTGTTCGGTGTTGATGATGACGATGTTTTCGGTTTCGTCGAGTTCGAAGTCTTCGAGGTCAACTTCCCCCAAGTACAATTCGTTCAAGTCGAGGAGTTTCGCCAACATTAAGAACTTCCTCTTGACTCGATTCCTGGCCCTTTCGTCGACCTCGGATAACGAAGGGAAAGTTGATACCTGTTGAAACTGGTAATTGTATTCTTCATGGGTCATGAATTTGACTACGGGAGAACGGGACCAAACCTTGTTCAAGTTGAATTGGACTCGGACGATCGAAGAGATTTGTTGGAAGGGCGCGACGGGAACGAGTTTCAAATTACTTTCCTCCCGAAGGTAGTCTTCCTGCGTCTCGACTTTCTTGATTAGATCTTTGTCTTCGAGTTTGGACGCGATCGTGTACTGGATGACAATCGCGTCGACGTAGTCGGATTCGAACGAACAAATTTTTCTAAGAACACTTTCTTCGACGTTTTGCGTAAGGTACGTACAAAACGGTTCTGCCTCGTAGACCATGGCCATCAAACACGCAGCCTGAACCTTCGACAAGTCTCCCTTCTTCACACCAAACCTGTTTTTCATTAACAGGAAAAGTCCGTTTTCGTTCTGAGAATAAGCTTCGGCGAAGCGTCGATTCTCGACGATGGTTGCGTCGGGTTCCTTCAAGTTGCCCGACTCGGCGAGGAACGCGGCAACTCCCAGAACGGAATTTTTAATTCCAAACTTGGAGGAATACTCTTCCAACACTTCATGGGGACTACTTGCAATGTCTTCGATTCCGTACATTTACTTTGCTTTTTCGATCGAAAAAACTCTTACAAATCGGGTTTGCTTCTGGGTGGGTACGCTTCCCGAAAGTCCTCTTGCCCGCCAAAGTCCGTTTGAATGGAATACGACTGTGAATTTGACTCCATCCTCTTCACTTGGTCGACAATTGACTCTTCCTCCGAAGCGGAAGAGGGTTTCCACCAGTAGTAATACAAAAACAAACCAACGATGACGAGGATGATGACGAAGGCGACGACGAATAACGTCCTCGTCCAGGAAACACCCTTCTCGGCTTCCTTTTCCTTCTTTTTCAATTCTGGCCTTCTCCGTTGGATTATCCGGTCGAGGGTCGTGGACATTTGTACCTGAGAAATCGTTTACTTTCTACCGAAAAAATTAACTCAAGCGATGTCTCAAGAGGAGAGTTTTGAAAGCGAGGGATTCGACAAGGAGGAATACCGCAGGGCGGCAACGAGGGAAGGCGAAGTCCAAACGCTGTCCGACCTCGAGCACATCTACAAGAATTCCGACATGTACATGGACTCCCTGATTGGCAGTCCGGTTACCGTCTGGACTTTGTCGGAGGATTTGGTTCCCGGACGGGCGGTCACCCGCAATCCCCCGGGACTAGTCCAGTTGTACGGAGAAATCCTGGCCAACGCCTGCGACGCCATGGAGAAAACCATAAGAAACAAATTCCACCACGGACCCATCGAAATCGAGTACGACAACCCGTACGTTACCATCCGCAACGAGGGATTTCCCATTCTCGTCAAGAAGGGTGATGATGGAATCTGGAATCCGGAGAAGATCATCACGACGACGAAGACGGGAACGAACTTCAAGAAGGAGAGACGCGGTGCCGGCAAGAACGGATACGGATTGAAGGTCGTTTGGGCCTATTCCGATTACCTCCGCATCGTCGTCAACGACACCGTGAACGAATTGTACTATTCCCAGGAGTTCCGCGGCCCGTACGGAAGGCAGGAACCCGTCGTCGACTCTCTCCGAGGCGAGACGAGTTACGTGGAAGTCACGTTCAAACCCAACTTCCCTTTGTTTAACTATCCTGAGGATCAAGAGGGGTACCCCGACGAAGTCGAAGACTACTACCGGAGTTACGCCGCCGTGTGCAGCGTTGCGTGTAAGACGCCCGCCTACTTCAACGGCGTTCACATGAACTACTCGAACATGGTTGACTACTCCAACATTTTCTTCGACCCGTCGTTGAAGAGGAAGTTGTTCTACGTCTGGCCGAAGGGAACGAAGGTAGTCAAACACGCCGATGGAAGCCAGTCCGCGAAGAACGGTCTCACGTTGCCGTTGGTTGAACTCATCATTATCGATTCGGGCGACAACCAAGTCAAGCAGTTTGGGATTACGAACAGCATCCTCAACCAAGAGGGAGGTATCCACGTCAACGCCGTTTTCGACGAGATCGGACCGAAGATTAGGGCGGCCATCAACGGAACCAGCCACAAGGACGAGAAGAAGGAGGACCAGAAGAAGGACGAGAAGAAGGACAAGAATTTCTTCCGAATCAACCAATCCCACCTCAAGGCGAACATTAGCGTCATCATTTCCGTTCGCGTCCTCAACCCCTTGTTCAACGGACAGACCAAGTCGTATTTGAAAACCTTCGAAAAGGAAGAGCCAAAGGAACTCGTCGACAAGATGGAACTCGACATCCCCGATTCCATCATCAAGGAGATCATCGAAGAGTTCGATTGCATCAAGTTTTTGAAGGAATCCGTCAAGGCCAAACTCATGAACCCCTTGAAGGAGCTCGACGGAAAGAAGACGGCCGACTGCGGGACTTTGCACTACGGTCAGGACGCCCCTTGGGCGGGAACCAACAAATCCCACTTGTCGATCATGTTGTTCTACGAGGGAAAGTCCGCCGGAGGTTACGCGGAAGAACTCGTCACTCTATTGGAAAACGGAGTTAACAAGGTGGGGTTGTGCCCAACGGGTGGTAAGATCAGGAACATTTCGGAGATTACGCCCGACACCATCTGGAAACTTAGGAAGAACAAATTCTTCCATGACTTCAAGAAGATGCTCAACATTCGCGAGGGCGTCGATTACACGGACGCGAAAAACCGAGCTCAATTGAGGTACGGAATGATCTTGTATGCGGGAGACGCCGACGTGGATGGAATCCACATTTGTTCCTTGTTTTTCAACATGATCAACGTTCTTTACCCGTCCGTGTTGCAGTCTGGCATGGTGAGCACGTACCGAACGAAGATTTTGTCGGCTGTTCCCATAAACGGGAAGAAGAAGAAGGTTTTCTACGAACTCTGGCAGTACCAAGAGTGGGAGAAGACAATCGACATCTCGAAATGGAAGGTAACTTACTTCAAGGGACTGGGTTCGTCTACGAAGGAGGACGTCGAAGAAGACTTGAAAGTAATGTTTGTTGTCGAGCAAATCTACGACGAAGACGCCGACTATTACTTGAACTTATTCTTCGGGCAAGACCCGAAGCTCGCCGAAAAGAGACGCGAACTTATCATGGCGCACGACCCAGAGTCCCTCCCTCCTCCCATCGAAGTCGACGAAGAGACGGGTGCTCGCCTGGAGACGATTTCCTCCTACTTGACGAATAGTTACATCTCCTATTGTTCCCATACTTTGGTTAGGCACCTTTCCGGGTACGATGGACTCAACCAAGTACGACGGAAGGTCGTCTACTCATCGTCCATCTACTGGAAAGATTGGACTTCCGACAAAATGACCAGAACCGTCGTCTTCAACGGAGCTGCCACGGACTTGAGTAATTACCATCACGGAGACAGTTTGGCTGGCGTCATCGTCCGAATGACTCAGAACTTCATCGGAACCAACAACTTGAACCACTTTGTTGGACAAGGTCAATTCGGTACCCGAGAAGAAGGTCCCGGAAGGTACGCTAGCATTCGTTACACGTCTATACGCACAAACAACTGGTGGCTGAAACTAATCTACAACCCAAAAGACAAACCCTTGCTTACCCACCACTACGACGAGGGAATCAAAACGGAACCCCAGTTCTACTTACCCAGAATCCCCATGTGTCTCGTCCAAGGCCAAGACGCCATTATGTGCGGTTGGCGTTCCTACGTTCCCCCCTACAACGTCCTCGACATCTGCAATTGGTACGTTGAACGAATCAACGGAAAGGAACCTAACGAAATCGACGAACCCATTCCCTTCTTCCGTGGGTTCAAAGGACAAGTAGAAGTCGTCGACACGAGGAAACTCAAGGAAGTCGAAGAACTAATACTAAACGACAACGGGGAAGAGGTCATCGACGACGACGGAAACCCCCAAGTGGAGTACGTCAAAACGCAGACGGGAAAGTACTCCCTCGTCACCCGCGGAATCATCTCCGAAATGGACGTTAACTCCCTGACCATCGCCGAACTTCCCGTTGGAATCTGGACGAAACCCTACCTCGAAGGTCTCACCAAGATGAAATCCGAAGGCAAACTCAAAAATTTCTACAAGGTCGCTGGGGACTACACGACGGAGACCCCCGTCATTCGCGTCGAAGGAATCGTTCCCAAGGACAACAAGAACGACCCCCACAAAATCAAGATTACGATGAAGGACTTCCCCCTCGTCAAGAGTTACCCCCTGAATTGCATGTGGCTTCTCGGACTCGACGGCAAACCCAGACACTACCGCAACGTCACCGAAATCCTCGAGGAGTACTACCAATGGCGTCTCCCCTACTACGAAAAGAGGAGGTTGTTGGAATTAGAGGAAGCAGAGAAGAAGAGAAAGGATTGCCTCGACAAAGTCTCGTACGTGAACGCCGTCAAAGACAAGAAACTCATCATCATCAAACGAAAGAAGGCCGACATCTTGAAGGACATTCGCGAGTTGGGATTAAGAGAGGACTTGTACGGTTTCACAAAGTACTACGACGACGAGACCATTAGAAAACTGAAAGAGAAGGCCGAGGCAGCCGAGAACGAGTACCAACGACTAACGAATACCACCGACTGCGAAATCATGATCGAGGAGATCTACGAACTCATGGACGAGTACCAAAAGGTGTACGGAGACGACAGGCGCGAGTGAAAAAAATAAATTAAAAAAATTATTCGATCGAATAATTACGAACCTTCCGGACCGGCATTCTCTTCATTCTCTTCTTCGTCTTCGTCGAGGTCGAGTATTCCAAGCGACTTGAACGCTTCAAGTTCAGCGTCAGTTTTGACGCAATCCAAAACCAATTGACTATACTCTTCACGACACTCCACGACATCGAAAACCCTCGTAATCCCGTAATTATATTTTTTATTATGAAATCCCTCCATCAACTCGACAATTCCCCTTGCAACTTCCCTTTTGTGTGTGGTATCAAGCAAAAGTTTCATGACTTCCCAGGGGAACAGTTCCAAGTAACCGCCGCTTCCCGACCAAACGGCGAAGTGGATGGAATCCAAGAACAGACGTTTTACGGTTTTTAGTTCGTCCGCCGTGAATTGAAAACACTCTGCCATGTCACCGTCCCCGTAACACGACTTTTGGTAGTACATGCTTGAAAGGTGGTTGTCGAGACGGCGGAAGAATTTGTTCCTTGCGTTCCCACCAACCAGGTGGACTCGTTTCATGTAGTCCAATTTGTATTTTTCCTTCAACAGGGTCTTCGCTTCCAGCCCCCGTTCAATGTCTTGGAAAGTACGCGGTTTCTTCGCAAAGATTCTCAACGGAAACAGAATTTCTGGGTCGGAGAGAAGTCGTCTCAAAGAGGAGTTGGGTTCCGACGCGTGGTACAACGATCCAAGAATCGAATACGAAACCAAGTCTCTTCGATCGAGGAGAAAGTAGATTAATTCCATTTATTCCCAGGACCGTTTCGGTCGGGGGTTGAACGTAAGGGGATGGGAATGGGACTGGTCGGAGGTCGACTTCCAGTCAACAGTTGGATAATTCTTCCCGTCCGTTCGATCTCAAGGATGAGCTCTAGTTTTTTCTCGTTGAATTGTGAGTCTTCCGAGTCCATTTACTTTCGTTTCGATCGAAACGGTTAGAGGTTGAATGTGAGGGGTCGAGATTGAACTGGCAAGGATAGTTCGAAGCAGACTAATTCTCCTTCGGGAGAGAAAGAACGTGAAACGAACTAGAACGCAAGGTTCGTCGAGATCACTGATGTCGTTCCATTTCCTGGTGAACCCAGTCCTTTCACTCGTTCCGATGGGTTTCGCCTTCTTTTTCATCCATTCGGTGTAGACCAAGTACTTTGGCTTTTGGATTTTTGAAGTAGGCACCACGGGCGACGAGTTCTTCTTTTGGTCCCGGTGAAGTTGGTTCTCGTGAAGTCGATTTTCCAGGATGGACCGGAACTTATCATTGACCCGAGAACTCTCTTGATTTATCCGGTTAGGTTCATTTACTTTCGTTTCGATCGAAACGGTTAGAGGTTGAGCGTAATGGGTCGAGATAACACTGGAAGGGACCCTTCCATGGTAATAACTTTCCCGTCAAAAAGGGGACTTGGAGCGAGACCGTTTCTTGTGGTGATCGTTCTTCCCAAAACCGTCGTGAAATAAACTAGAACACAAGGGTCATCAGCAACAGGTTTGTCGAGTTTCGCCTTCTTTTTCTTCACCCATTCGGTGTAGACCAACAAGTAGGGGTTCGGGTCTTCGAAGTACGCAATGTGTACCACGAGTTCTTCGTTCTTCTTTTGGTCCCGGTGACATCGGTTCGCGAGAAGCTGGAGGAATTTTCGGATTCGTTCACTTTCCAAGATGGATTCAAACTTGGTCTTGTTGAATTGTGCGTCTGGGTCCATTTACCTTCTGTCCTCGTTCAAAGTATTCGATCGAATAATTAAATCAGTACGACGATTGGGTTACGTTTTGTCGGTATCGTCAATTTGCTCTCCCCCGGTCCCCCGAAGTTCAACGCAAAACTCTCGACGGCTGAACCGGAAGAGACGTTTATATGGGCTTCCACCAACGTGATTCCCCTTGGGATGTTCACGGAACGCCATTCACAATAGATGGTCGCTTTCGTTTCATTACAAACGATTGCGATTATCCGTTCCTTGTCTGGTCTCTCATGAGGAACTTGGGAAATGGCAACGATGTGGTGGCGTATCTTCCCGAACATTCGTTTCATGTAACGGTCGCGTTCCCCTTCTCTCGGATCGCAAATTGATTTGTGTACTTTCCAGTCGGCAACTTGACACTTTCGAGAACAGTAGTACGTTGACTTACAACCACCACACTTGAGCATCTTCTGGTCGTGTACCGCACACACAGTGCAAATCTTGAAGTAATTCATTTGATTAAAATAATTCTGTCTCGGGAATGTGTACGACAGCGATCGTTGTTGTTTATTGTCTAGGCCGGACTAGTCCGTCGGGATGTTGGGGAGGGGAGTAGACGAAATACATCTTCAATGGAACTTCTCCTTCGTTCGAGATTTCGTGTTCGAATCCTGGAGCGATGTTGACGACGTCTCCCTCTTCCAAACGTTGCGTGGTTCTGTTGACGGTTACGGAACCGTGTCCCGACACGACCTTCACGAATTGGGTAGCGTAAGGGTGCGTCTCTTTGGGAATGTTCTCGCCCGGATCCAAACTCATCAAGACTACTTGGTTGTAAGGAGTCGTGTGGATGACGGAACGGTAGTTGTCATTCTCTTCGGCGAGACGGTCGATCGGGAACAACTTGGTTTTGATCATTTATAATACAAAAATGGAATTTTATCATCACTACCTCGACGATTCGAAGGACTCGATCGATTCCTTCCTAAGAAAATATCCAAGAACGACGCGACTGGGGCGTTCCAATTGATCAATTGGAAGAGTTGAAAGAAATGCGAAAATAGTTATTTCGATCGAAGTAAAATGGAATTTTATCATCGCTACCTCGACGACGTTCTTCACTTCCTCACTCCGTTCGTCGTGTCGTTCGCTTCGCTCACTTTCAAGGTACTCGTTCGAGAACGACTACGAAGTCATGGACCGGGCATAGCCCGGAGGCGAAGTCGAAATTCTTAGTGGTTTGGGTCTACGCGACTGCGGCCAACGATCGGGAACTCAAGGATAGGATTCTATCGTCACTTCGTGTCGCTTCGCTCTCTTCCACCTCGAAAAAGAAGAAGACCTGAAGGAATTCGTTCAAAAACAAGACGAGAGAAAGTACGAGTCATTGTGCGGTTGGAACCGCCAGAATTGCCTTGTACGGTTCGTTGAGAAGGGAGACTTAAGAAACGCCAAGATTGCCGTTAAGAAAGGAGACTTTGACATCCATCCCCTGAGTAAGGCAATTTCAATTTCCATCAAGCGGGGTACACCGACTTCGTCAAATATATCTTCGAAGTATTACCGTGGACGACTGATTATTTTAACATGGAATATCAATTTGAAAAGGCAGTGGAGTATAGAAACCTCGGCATGGTTAAATTCTTCGTCGGAAAAGTTTCCGACCCTTCTCATTGGCGATCCGCAATAATAAATGCAGCTGAACACGGCCACCTCGAAGTCGTTAAATTTCTCGTTGAAAACAAACCGAAAGGTTACTACAAACACGCTCTGGATGTTGCGATGTCGTATGCTGCAAAAGGTGGGTACAAAGATTTGATTGATTATTTCATTCAACAAGGTGCGAATCATTGGCTTGAGTCTTTGAGTCAATCAATTCTAGCAGGGAATGACGATTTGATCGAATTTTTCCTTGAAAAAGCGTTAGCCAATTCGGGAGAGGATGACGATTGGAGTGTTCCCCTACGATCTGCGTTAAAGGTGGGAAATTTAGATCTCTTCAAACTATTCTCAGAGAAAGACATAGACGAAGAGGAGTGGGGAATGTTACTGAGTGACGCGATTGATAATGGAAAACTGGAATTTGTCAAGTTTATAATCGAATCTGGGAAATACAAAGTTCGGG